TATTCCACAACTGTTTCCCTTTTCCAGGAAGGGGATAGGAGCATTTTGATGTAGCTCATTGAGCAACGTGAATTTTATGCGAAACTCCTACCGGCTGAAGTGACTTAGTGTTTTATTACCGGTCGTCGTCCATTGGGCCTTCGGAAGACATATACCGAACACTTTGCGTAAATCTTCTATGGAGCTTGTTTCAGCTTAATATTTATTTTGCAATTTGTGTGAAGTCTTTTTGTTTCTGAGTCCCTCACGCCTACGGGCCATTATGGTTGCAAGGTTATGGTTCTCTGCCTGGTTGCCTTGTATACTACTAGGGGAAGTGCCTAGTATCCAATCAACCTACCTAAAGGTTCTTACTCATTCATTTCAACTGTTTCTTATGGATACAAGTTTGTTAAAAGAAGAAGGCCCTTCTGCGTCAGCTCCACGTTACGGAGTGTGTGATACAGGTTTAGCTGAATATTATGCGGCGAATATTAGTGATGAGAGTTGGTTGAATGTTAATTACCCGCATGAAGATTTCCCTTGTCCTCCAAACTCACCTGTTAAAGGCGATATTGGTAAGTTTAATGGTATACCGTCTGCTGAATGTGCCAGAGCTCGTATGGCATTTGGAACCCTTGAGGGTGATGATGTTGTTTTTAAACCCTCGTTTGCTTGGGTTGCTAAGCAGCCAAAGAAGAGATTGTTTACAGAACCCGTCCTTGTTCCAAGGGTTGCACATGACTTTATTGTGACTAAACGAAACGTGAGGCAAGCAGTGAGAGCCTCTTGTGTTGGTAATATGTGTAATTATTGTGGGGTTGTCATGCCCTCAAGGTGGGGCCACTTACCTTTGTGCATGGCTCCTATTGACGATGTTCCTCACCTCATTTCGCGTTATGAGGAGGAAGAGAGGGACCATGTTGTTTTATCTACACAGTTCTTGTCTAAGGACGATAAATTTCCTCCCTTGCGTGGGACTGGAGAAGTACCATTAGTGGGTCCAATAGACCTACCTAATGTTCAGCTTCAAGGTCTTACTGATTTTGGTCTTAATGAAGTTACGCGTAAGTTCATCGACAACTCTTTGCAGAGGATTGAAAAGATTGCTAGTGTTCCTACATTGCGGGTCGATACAGAAACCGACTCTGTAGTTCGTTATGCTGCAGATAAGTTGTCAAATATTGTTGTGACCCCAGCTTTACCACACTCTGTTAAGGAGGAGGTTTTGAGCATTTTACAAGAGTTGCGGTCTTTTCAACCACTCCAGGTTCCGCAGTCTAGTAAGGAGTTTATTGAGTCAACGGTTGACAAGATTGACAAAGTTGTCACACGGGTTACGGAGACTTTATCAGGAGGTGTGGATGTTAATTTGAAATTACCAACCCTTTATGATGTGTTGCCTTTTGGTCACGATTTGGAGAGGTTGGTAAATTTGATTAAAAGCACTGTTTCTGATGTGTTTTCGACGGGCCGTGCATCGATTGAGTGTGGTGCTGGATGGTGGTTTGCTTTTGCGGCCTTACCTCTTGCTGCAGCCTGGCTTTTTGGTCAACTTACAGGGAAGGTTCTTGGTACTGTTCAGACAGCTTTGAAAGCTGTTTGGACTATGGTGCTTGGGGTTACCGAAGATTGGTTTCCCGACACAAATGGTGTCCACTTACAGTCAGGTTTGTCTGACGTTATTTCTAAGGTTTTTGCGGCATTGATGACACCAATTTTTGGTGATTTGTTGTTACCTAAACAACTTTTGGATTTTGTTAGGGGCTTGGCGTCCTCTTATAAATCTTACAATTCTTGGACGGCCTTTTCTGAGTGGTTTGTTGACCACTTTATGATTTTGCTGTCTAAGGCTGGTAAGTTGGTGGGTGTTAAGATTCAGTGTAAGCTTGATGAGGTGGCTGAGGTCTCTTCTTACATTGATGCTGCAGAAGCTTTGTGTGCCTCTATTGCTACAGGCAAAGCACCATTGCGGCCTTCTACTGCAACAGAATATAAGAGGCTTGAGATGATGGGACTTCATCTTTTGAAGAAGTATCGTGATACAGCTGTTGTGTGCAATGCTGTTAAGCGTTGCCAAGCCAACATTCGTCAAATGAGCACTTATATTGCTGGCTTACTTAGTAACAGTGCCGGTATGAGGGCTCCTCCTGCTGCACTTTTGTTGGCGGGTAAACCAGGGATTGGGAAAACCCTGATGATGCAGACTTTATCACAAGACGTTCTTGAGCGGATTATGACGAGTGAGGAGATCGTTTCTCATGGGTTGGATGTTATGTCTGAGGTTTACTCGCACAATGGTGGAGACTATTGGGATGGTTATTACGGACAAAAGTTGATGTTCTGTGATGACATCTTTCAGAAGAGAGTCATTACAGGTGCACCGACGGATGATTTTAATGATAAAATCATCAAGCTTATTGGTCCCGCACCTTGCCCTTTGAACATGCCTGATTTGGCTTCAAAGGGGAGATTTAATTTTGTTTCACCTGCGATGATTATGACGACTAACAGTTTTAATCTTGCCCCTGAGCTGGCTAAAGTTGTGATGGATGAAGATGCCGTTGTCAGGAGGTTCTGGTCGTTGAAGTTAACGTTGAAACCAGATTGGACGCTTGATGATGGTCACTTGGATTATGACAAGTTTAGGGCCTACATTGACAGGAAAGACACTGAGTATTGTACTCCTGAGGCTTGGATTATCGAACCTTGGGACATGTTGCACGGTAGGCCTGATAAGAATAGGACTATTAATGGCAAGAAGGAGGATATCACTATGGCTGACGTGATAACTGACTATGTGCGACACATTAATCTGTTACAAGATGGCCACGCTTCAGTTGTTAAATCCATTCGGTCGCGTATGGTTCACAGGATGAGTGATACTTTGGTTCAAGTCGCTACCAAGTTGGGCAAGGAAGAAGTGTTAGACCAAATCAAAGAGATGCAAATTGAACTTCAATCTGACACTAGTTTGTGTGATATGTTGTCTGAAGACTTTCCTTTCTTGTCATTCAATGAGACGGATCCTGGACCTGAGGTTAATTCTTTTCCTCTCAATGACACTTTGATTGACTCAACTGGACCAGGGATGATAACGTGTTCTTTTATGGACATTAGGTCTAGAATCGCCAAGTGGTTCCAACCTATGATTGAAAGGTTCAATTCGATTCGGTCCAACCCTTTTGTTGGGGAATGTTTGACCGTTTGTTTTAAACTTTTGGCTGTGAAGGCACTTGTGATGGGTGCTACTTACTTGTTCCGAGTACTTTTTCCAGGAACAGATAAGGAAGCTCCTTTGAAGTGTGCAGTTGGGCCCACAATTTTCAGGAAAAACCTGGATTGGTTTGCTAATAGGTTTATACCTGAAGATTTTGACATCCCTGAGACTGACAATGGTGATGGTAAGCCCATTCGGAGGGCAGGAGATCATGTGTTGAGGAACGCCTTAATGAGACAAGGTGGCGCTGCTGTCAAGTTAAACTCTGGGATTCAGGATGCTGAACCTGAGCTATGGGCTGTCCCATCAGTGTCACCGGTTGCTGGGAAGAACTGTGAAGACATCGTTAAGATGTTTTTAGAGAATTCATACCAGCTTGTTGTGCAGGTGTGTGAAGGGGTTGAGAAAAGGGCAGGAACTGTTACTTTCATTAAGAACAAGTTCGCAATAATGAACAAACATTTCTTTGTCCATTTGCGGAAATTCCCCTCTACCACGTCAATCAGGTTAGTTAGTTCTGTAAATCCGTCTTACGTGATTAATTCTACTGTTGGTGCTTTGTTGGCTAGTAAGGTTGTGGATTCGCCACATCACGACTTGGCGGGTGTTATTATTAATAATGCCCGATTACACTCTTCTATAGTCGAGAAGTTTTGTAGTGCAACCCAGCATAGCGCTATTGGAAGTACGCGCGCTTTGCTGGTTACACCAAAGTTTGGTGATGGTCCTGAGAGGAGGGTTTTTACTTTGGCAACTCATTGTGGGCAGCAGTACCAGAACACTGATATTGGTACTTACCAGTCTATTTTCTGGTATGCAGCCCCAACGGTTGTTGGAGATTGTGGTTCGGCATTGTTTGCACTTGACAATGGCCATCTTGGGTGCCAAAGGATACTTGGTATCCACATGGCTACTTGTGACGATGTTGGACCCTCTTCTTCATTTGCTACATGTGTGCCACGTGAGTTACTTGAACAATGGACATCAACCTTGTTTGCACCTATTATGCCTGAGATTAAGTTTCACACTTTGGATGTGCGCCCTACTACAGAATTACCAATTCAGGGGTCATTTTTACCGTGTGCCAAACTTTTGGGTGCGGAACATAGGGGAGCGATTAAGACGGCGAAGAAGAAAGTGTTGGGCATGGTCGAATTTATTCAACCAGTGTTCCCTTTGACTCGTAAACCAGCGCGGTTGTCCCCTTTCGTTGATCCACTCACTGATATTTTGGTGAAACCAATGGAAAAAGCGTTGAGTAAAGTGGCTGAACCTGTTTTCATGGGAGATACACCAACTTTGGTTAGGGCCGTTTCACAGGTTGCTGCGCATGTAAAGTTGTGTACAACAACAGCTGGTGTGGAAAAACCAAGAGTTTGGACTAAGATGGAAGCATTGACTGGCCAGGTTGATGGACAATTTAAACTTGAGCCCATAGATCGATCTTCAGGGCCTGGTTATCCTTATTGTCTCTCTGGTTTTGGACGTTCTCCTATGAGTTCTAAGCGACCGTTGACAGATTGTGGTGACGGCTCTTACTTTATTCGGCAAGATTTGAGTGATCTTGTTGATGAGATCGTGGAGGACGCTAAACGGGGTGTGAGGCGTGAGCATGTTTACGTGGATTTCCTCAAAGATGAGTTGAGGCCAATAGAAAAGGTTAAGGAAGGAAAGACGCGTTTGATTTCTTCCTGCCCATTACCACTGACCTTGGCCACGAGGATGTTCTTTGGTGATTTTGCCAGTGCTATTATGACATGCAAGAGCCCTCCCACAAATTTGGGGATATGTGTTGGCATCAACCCCTTCTCTGATTGGGACCAGTTGGTGAAACCTGTGTTTTTCGTTGGGCGTGGTCGTGTTATAGCTGGTGATTTTAGTGGCTTTGATGCTACTGAGACTTCTGGTGTACATGACCACATCCTAGCGTTGATCAACGATTGGTACAACGATTGTGAGGAAAATCAGTTGGCTAGGAAAGTGTTGTGGTTGGAGGTTACAAACTCTTTACATTTGAATTATTCTTCGGATCAGAGGAAGAATTTGCTCTATTGGTGGGTCAAGAGCTTGCCATCGGGACACCCCCTGACGTCTATAATAAACTCTCTTTACAACATGATTACTTTTGTTTATTGTTTCAACAAGAGGGTGCCTGATGGGAATTTCTTTTCAGACACTTGTATCCGGTTTTACGGGGACGATAATTGGGGAGCGATTTCCCCAAAGGTTGTTGACAAGTTTAACCAGTGCACGATACAGCAGGATGCCAAGGATTTGGGGTTGGTTTACACTGACGATACCAAAGTCGGTGAAATTAGCCCTACGAAATCCATTTACGAGAGTACCTTCTTGAAGCGCACACCTTGGTATGATGAAGATGATGGTCGTTGGTATGGAGCCCTCGACATTCACTCCACTATTGAGCAGGTGTGTTGGGTTAAGGGGGATATAACACAAGAAAGTGTTGGAAGGAATGTTGAGCGGGCTATGAGTGAGTTGTCTATCCATCCTCTTAAAACCTGGAACTACTACGCGCCCTTGGTTGATCGTGCCTTTGGGTGTTGTTATCCCTTGGCTACAAGGCCTGGGTCATCTCTTGAAGCGCGTAGATATTGGAGGGGTCAAGGGTTGGGTTTATATAAAAGTGAAGCCTAAAAGCCTTGGCCATACAATTGGTGAATACTTTGACTTTTAAATTTTGAACACGTATGGATTATAATAACGTTGTTTCTTCTTCTACTTCTCGTTGTGGTGAAGTAGATCTTGGTATCAAGACTTCTGACACAAAACAAGCTACTGTCGACTTTAAAGGTGAGGCTTGCAGTGATGTGAATATTTTGGAGCCAACGATGAATTTGTCCTCTTTACACCGTAAGCAAGAGCTTGCTACTGTTGAGAGGTATTTACGTAGGCCAATTAAGTTGGACACTTGGGTCATTGACTCTACTACTAGAACGTATGATATGAATGCTTCGAATTTTGCAAATGTTTCTACTAGACTTGTTGGAGCTCTGGGGTTTAGGTGCACTTTAGTCTTTCGACTGCAGATTGTTGGCACACCTTTTACTTCTGGTATTTACAGGTTGTGTTGGACCCCATCAGTTTCTCGTTATAGGTCTGATGCTTGGGGGGCCAATATTACCATGGCGTCCCAGATACCAGGGGTGAATTTAAACATTTCTGAAACTACTGAAGTTGTGTTGCGTGTGCCATTCAATGCGGTTACCGATTATTTGCCTGTCAAGTCTTCTGAATGGAGTACCAACGATATCTATGGAACGTTGTGGGTCATACCTTTTGTGCCTGCCAATTTTGGTTCAGGTTCAGTTGGTGTTCGAGCCAACATTTGGATGAATTACGAAGATATTGAGATTGAGGGCAATGTGGCCCCTGTTATGGTTTCAGCCACTTTACAGTCTGGAATTTCGGCGCCGGCTACTGAGCAACAGTGTGTTGATGAACACGGTTGCTCCGCAACAGGTTTGCCAACAGTCAAGACTGCTGTTGATACGGTGGCACCTTCCATTTCCCCTCTTTTAGGGGCTGCTGCTTGGGCGGTGAAGAAGATGTCTGGTGCGGCTTCTGCTTTGGGATATTCAAAACCTAACAGGTTGAAATCTTTCAATTATGTTAGACCCACTAAATATTTCACTGTTAACACTGATGTTGCTGATGTTATTCCTTCAACATCCACACATGCTTACAATAATGTTTCATTGATTCCTGGAGACGGCATGGCTGTTGAGCAAATGGGTTTGTTGACTTTTGCGTCTAGATATGCTGTTTGTGGGTATTTTACCTTGAATACATCTGACGCTGAAGATTATTTGAAGTATTATTCACATGTGCACCCTTTGGCAGGATGGTGGTCCACAACCGCTTCGGCATGGAATAGTAACCGTATACCTACGGGTTATACTTTCTCTTCTGAGCCTGAAGATATGATCCCTACTCCTTTATTTTACATTTCTAATCTTTTCACTATGTGGCGTGGTACTATTAAATATAGGTTTGATTTTGCCAAGACCAAGTTTCATGCAGGGAGGATTAGGATCACTTATTCTCCTAGTGCAAATTACTTGGCGGCATCTGCACCACCTTATTTGGTACCCGACACCTCAGATGGCACCCAGGTGCACGGTAAGACTGTTATTTGGGACATTCGTGAATCTTCTTATTTTGAGTTTGAGTGTCCTTATGAGTGGCACAGGTATTACACTCCTTTTAATAAGGTTACTTCGTCATTGAGCGTTATAGTTGTTGACCCTTTGATTGCAGCAGATACTGTTGCTAACAACATCCGTTGTATGGTTAGTATGGCTGCTGGTTCTGATTTTGAGTGGGCTAATGCTTGCCCTTCTCAATATTTACCATATGCCACAACTGTTACAGCGCCACCGTCATTGGTGTTTGGTGATGATGGTTTTCCCTTTGAAGATGATGGCACACGTTTGTTGGACACTGTTTTGCCTTATCCTTTGGATGTAGGTAAGTCATTGGACATTAAATTTCAATCTGGCATACAGACTTATGATTGTGACTTGACGTTGCAAGACATGAAGGGCTCTGAGAATGCTATAGGTGAATCTATAGTTAGTATCAAGGACCTCATTTCTAGGCCTTCATGGGCTAACTTGCCCACTCAAGGCTTACTTTCTCCTTTTTATACTACTGGGGTTCCGTCACGTGCTAACATTGACTCTTTTTACTATTCTTGGCAAGGTTACTTCAACCATGTTTTTGCTTATGCTCGTGGTTCTACGAGATATCAGGTTTTGTCTAACATACCCACATCAAAAATTTCTTTGGTTGAGGACTCTCGTGGTATTGTTGGCACTCAGGGCAATGGCAATGCTAGTATGAATATGTATCAAGCAGATTACAACTTACCTTGTCAGGCTATTGCACCTTTTATGTCAACGAATTCTCGCACCACAGCAGGTCAGGGTGTTGGACTCAATTACATTAACTATTGGGGTGAACGTTACACTAATTTAGTTGTAGCGAACCCCGCTTCAGGCACCACTACAGGGGGTTTCTCTGGTAAGTTTTTGGTTGCCGTTTCTGCAGGCGATGACGCCCAGTTGTTTTTCCAACTTCCTTGTCCTGCATTTAAAGGAGGCTTTACCACCGTGGCTACAACAGCTTCTGGTGTTATTGCTTCCGCATTTTTCTCCGCTTATGCTTAGCGGGCTTATAGAAAACATTTCTTTTAAGCCCGTTGGGCTTAAAGTTTTCAATTTGTA